AGCATAACATTATTTTTTTAATTTGTCAAGCTTTAACATATCATCATTCGTAATTCATCATTTACATAACAATCCATAACCAAATGTATTCTATCGGTATCTGATAAGTTTTCAACAGCGTGTGCTTTTCTAACATCTGTATAGTAGAATTGTCCAGTCTTTAGCTTATAATCTTGTTTAAACTTATTATCATCCCATATAGAAAATGTCACCAAATTATTCGTTCTAACTGGCATATGTATTCTAGTTATCTGACCATCTTCAATACCAATATCTTTATCTATTTTGTCTGTATGTTTATTAATAACTTTGCCTGCTGTTAATTTCATAAACCTAACTCGTTCCATTCTACAAGGTATGGTTTTTAATATGTTTAATATAGGTTGCATTTCTGGTGCTTGATATAGTTCAGTCCATTGTAGTTTCGCATCCGTTTTCTGTTTGGTCTTTAACACCCCAGGTTTGGTTACATCTAAAGGATCATTACTATATCCTTTTAATGCAATAGCAGTCCAAGTATCTCCCTTTGTGTATTTTGTTTTAACTTTCTTAAACTCTAAAGTATCTAAATAATCTGCAACTGGTTTTAATACTTTAGGTTGTACTGGTTGAAAGTACCAACCGTGATCCTCTAAAGTAAAATAATTCATTTCTTTGAATCCTGTACCGTTAGGTACAGCACTTAATTTTATACCCTTATCTGTAACCCAATTCATTGTAGTATTAACCTTCTTAATTTCTTATTAGATATACAGTCTATTAATAAATGTATTCTATCTTCTTCACCCACATTATTCACACAATGCCAACCCTTAACATCCGTATAGTAATAGTGTCCTAAGTGTAAATGCATTTTTCTTTCTGGTCCATCAGGTCCTTGTGGATAAGCACTAAATGTAGCACCTTCATTTGTTTTTAAAGGTACAGCTATTCTTGCAATCTCACCATCTTGCAATCCAAAAGATTGATCTATTGCGTCTGTATGAGGTTCTAAAAATGATCCTGCTTTTAATTTTGCAAATCGTATTCTTTGAAACTCGCAAGGTAGTGGTTCTAATATTTCTTCTATTATTTTAAATACATCACCATATCGAATAGAGCAATCTTGTAATTCACCGCCTTCGTGTAAATACTCTACTTCAAATTCATAACCATCATAGACTTTTTCTTTTACAAAACTTTTACTTAATGCAACATTAGGACCAGTAAATACTGTATCGCCATCTACTGCAACTCTAGGGGCACATTCTTCAGCAGGTTTACCACACTTTCTAGGATCACTTGAATATCCTCTTAGTGATAACATAGCCCATTGTCCATCTTTAGTATTCTTCGTGTTTACTTCACTCCAACCTAAACTATCAAGATGATTAAAAACTTTTTGAAAATCACCCTCAAATGGAGATATTATTAACTCTCTAAGACTTGGCTTTATCCCTAGCGGCATTCTTTATATCCTTTTTCCTTTTCTTTTCTGCTCGTTCTAATTTCAACTTTCCTACTAAACTTGTAAATTGTATACCTTCCATATGATCGAATTCGTGTTGATATATTCTAGCTGGGTGTCCGTGTAAGTATTCTTCAACAGTTTCTTTTTCGTTATTCTCATATTTAACCTTAACCCACTTAGGTCTTTTAATGTCTAAAAATAACCATGGAAAAGTTAAACAACCTTCTTTCATTAAAATTGTTTCATCACTTTTCTCAAGTATCTCAGGATTCCAACATTGTCTAACCTTACCTTCTTCAATCAAAGGATGTCCACCCATAACAAACATACGAAAAGGTAACCCTATTTGATTAGCAGATAATCCTATGCCCCCATATCGTACCATTTCTTTTTCCATAGCATTTGTTATATCTTCTCTTTTATCATCCCCTAGTAGATTATCTGTAAATAAAGGTATAGGTTTATTTACTATCTCAGCTGTGGGGTCTACTAGAAAGTGTTTGCTCATTTTTCTGGTCCATCCCAAGTTTGAGTACCTGATTCTTGACCATATTGAACTCCATCTTCCTTGACAGCTCTAGTTTCATATGTTCTATCTCGTCTAACTGCAATAGTGCTATTACCAGTATTAAATGAAAGGTATCTAATCTGTATATGTTTAGGACTATCTACAACCCATTTAACAAAATCAGCAACTTCTTCAGGCGTACAGAAACAATAATCATCTATGAATGGTTGGAACATTGTTGTAGCTTGTGTCTTAACGAACCCAGGGGAAACATTTGATACTCTACATTTATGATCTTTATTAAATCTTTCTGATAGATACTGACTTGCAAAGTTTAATCTTGCTTTATCACTTACATAAGGTGTCCAATGTTCATTGAATCCCATTTGTTGAAAGTGTGTATGTGATTCACCTGAGGTTGAACTTAAATTAATTATATGTTTATCTAAGTATTGCCATTTCTCGTATAGTTGATATAATATACTACATTGAGAATTGGGTGCATACACATTGTTTATAAAGACATCTGGATCTTCTTTATTTAACCAATTAATTACACTCTTGGTTCGCATTACATTGATACCAGTACTGGTGCTGGCACCAACTATTTCGTGGCCATCTTTTCCTAAAAGGTTGCAAATAGCTTTACCTATCCCTTTAGTGTGTCCTGTTATCGCAATTTTCATAATTTCTCCTTATGCTACCCTTGTAAAGTTTTTATATTTTTCATATTTAATTACTTGGGTAAATTTATCTATTAGTATATCTCCTTTATGTGATATAACAAATACATTTTCTTTACTTAAAGAGTTTATTATTTTCATAAACTCTTCGGTACCAGACGAATCAAGTGAACTATCTAACACCTCGTCTAGTATTAATAAATTGGTGTTAGTAGAGTTTTTAATCTTAGCAATTTCTCGCCAAGTAAATAGAATTGATAAATCAATTCTTAATTTTTCACCTTCACTAAAATTATTATAGTTAAAGGAATCTCTATATCGAGATTTTATAGTTTCATTAAACTCCTCATCTAGGGTGAAGTTTACATAAAAATCCAACCTCTGGAGATTTTTATTTATAATCTGATTCATAATTGGTAAGTATTGTTTTATTATTTTAGTTTTAATACCTGTATCAGTCATTAATTCTCTAGCAGTATCTAAGTATAGTTTTTCATCTTTTAATTTTACTTTGTTAGATTCTGCTTCACTAAAAGAATTCTTTAATTGTTTTAAGACCCCTTTAGCTTCTCCTGTACTTTCTTTTTCATCCCTTAAATCGTCTATTTCGTTCTGTACAGATTTAATATATCCTCCAATATTTTCAATAGAAGTTTTATATCTTTCAGCTAACATTTCTTTTTCTCGTATTGCCACAACTGTATCTTGGATAGTTTTCATTCTAGTTTCTATTTTTTGTATATCTGTATTCATTTTGGACATACCGGTTTCTATTTCATCTATCTTCTTTTTCTTTTCCTCTATTTCTTTAGATTTAAATGTTTCATCTATTGTTTGTCTGCAAGTAGGACAATCATCATTCTCCTCAAAAAACTTTAATATAGTTTTGTGTTTAGAGCAATTATTCTCTAACTTAGCTTCTAACTGATGGAACTTCATATGTTTTTTCTTAACATCTGCTTCATCAAATATCTTATCTCGTAAAACTGTAATCTCTTTTTCTAAGTCCTTTATATCTTCTTCGTATTGTTTCTGTCCTGATTTCTCTTTGTCTATTTGTGCTTGTTTAGCGTCAATAGATTGTTTATTTTTATATTGTAAGTCTTGTATATGTTTATCTTGATCTGTTATTTTTTCTTCAAATAAATTTACTGAGAACTCAGCACTTCTTATTTCTTCATCTTTTGCTTTATTCTTCTCTCTTAATAATAAATTCATCCTAGAAAATATTTCAATATCTAATATCTCCTCAACAACCTCTCGCCTATGCCTTGCCCTTAATCTCATAAATGGTACAAAACTAGAACTACCTAATATAACAACCTGTGTAAATGATCTAAAGTTTAATCTTAATATGTTATCTTCTAGGTGTTTCTGATAATCTTTTGAAGCTGCATCCTGATTTAACATTTTACCATTACACCAGATTTCAAACAAGTTAGGTTTTATCCCTCTAATTATTTTATAGTTATTAGAACCTATAACAAACTCTATTTCTACAATACAATCCCGTTCATTAATAGTATTAACAATTTGATCTTTTTTGATATCTCTAAAAGGTCTGTTAAATAAACCAAAACACAATGCGTCTAACATTGTAGATTTACCCGAACCATTATCACCTATAACAAGGGTTGTACCTCCTGTGTTTAGTGGAACTTCTATATATTGTTGACCTGTACTTAAAAAGTTTTTATATCTTACTACTTTAAATTCAATCAAACTTTGTTACCTCATTACCAAAATTATCCCACCCTTGTCTTGTATTTCTAGCAAACATTTCTAAATAAGGTCCTTCTAACATCTTCTCTATTCTATCGTAAACCTCATCTGGTTTTCTGCTATGTTCTCTCCTTTGTGATACGACTAATTGTTTTACTGACATATCTAACCTTTTAGGTTTGCCTATTGTACCTAATAAACACATTTCAGGATTTGATCTAGTCCAATATCCCATACCTGTAAAATATCCTTCACTCTTATTTGTTTTCACCCAGGTAAATCCTACTGTCTTGTAAGTGAAACCCCAAGATTCCATAACCTTAAAGGCATCCAATAAAGTTGGATCAGTAACCCACATAAGAAGAACACAATCTTTATCAGCGACATCACGAACAGGAAGATTGCAAATATCGTCAATCGACATACAATCATAATGCTGAATAGCATTCCTACCCTCACCCTTTTTAGAATATGATTTAAAGTACCAAGGAGGGTCTGCATATATTACCTTATATTTCATCCGTCATTTGTTTTTACAGCACTATCCTGTGCCTCTACATAAGATTCTCTTATAATAGTTTTTAGTCTGTCCTTATTTAAGTCTATTGGTAAAGCGTCAACATAATTATCAACTAATGTAATTGTATCTTCACTTCTCTCAACAATATCATCTGATACATTACCTGCATCCAAATCACTATAATCCTCAATAATTTTCAGCTCGTGCATATTGACTCTATAAAACCTGTCAAGCAATCTATCTAACATTTCAGGATTAGTTTTATTAACTACAATTATTTTTAAATGTTTTTCTATGTGAGGTGTAATATCGTAATCATCATAATTTGTATCTCTATCATTATAATACAACTTATCGTGTATTGTTAATGGATTTCTAATTGGAGTAAGTTCTCTAGTATCTGTATCCCATATATGAAAGTGTTTGGGGTCGTCATAATCTGACCAAGTTAATTCATACTGACTACCCAAGTAAAATATCTGACCATCATCTGACTTTTTATGAAAGTGTCCTGACATAACTTTTTCAAACTTAGAAAATAAAGATTTATCGTGACCGTGTGCCTCAACCATACCGGCGTGCATTTCAAACCCATTGATATCTAAATGACCAAATGCAATCTCAGCTTTTGTAGAATTCACTAGATCAAATGTTTCTGTTTCATTTTCGGGATTGATCCAAGGTATAAACAATGCTTTCATACCATCAAACTCTACCTCAGTTGTCTTAGTGTATATCCAAGGTTCGTGTTTGCCGTCTGGTGTAGTACATAACTCCTCAGGACCATTTACTTCGTTTGTACTTCTAAAGTAAGTGTCGTGATTACCTAGAATAATATGTGTATCAATCTTTTCTTCCCATAATTTCCTCATAAACTTGCGTCTGAAATTATAAGCAGTTTTAAAATTGATAAACTTTCGTCTATCTAATATATCGCCTAAGTGGATTAGTGTAGTGATATTGTGTTCTTTAAGATACGGAAAGAATATATCTTCCATAAATTTGTGAATGTAGTTATCAAAAACTTCACTATCACCTCTGGCTCCGAAGTGTGAATCGTTAAGAAGTGCTATCTTCATTACATAAACTTTTCTAAGTTTTTCTGTTTTGCTTTTTTCTTTTGTTTTTTAGTTTTAGGTTCTTCTATTACATTACCTTGATTAGCTTTCAAGAATTCAATCATCTGGTTTTTATATTGTCCATCGTCACCATCCAATTGTGTTAAGAATGACTCTGTATCAGCGTTCTCAATAATCTTTTGTTTAACTAAAACTTGTTTCTTTTCTTTTTGTATTCGTCTAATAAAAGCATAATATATTATTTGTGTAAAATATGCAAATGGATTATCTGACTTTTCTGGATTAAAATTATCCATATATTGTAAACAGTTCTCTATCCCATCTGAAATCATATCATCCCTAAATGTGTAGTTAATAAAATTTGGTCTGTATGCTAAATGGTTTGCAATCTTTAAAAAACATTCACCTATATAATTCGTAACCATAGGTCTTTTTCTGTTTGAATCTTTTGCTTTTATAACTTTAGTACGAAACTTGGTCATTTCAACAAGAAACTTTTTATTATCTACATAGTGCTGGGTTACTTTTTTCTTTCTCACAATTTAACTCCTAGTGTTATTAATATTCCCAATAATAACATTATTATAATTAATAGTTCAAGTGCCATAAAAGTATGGTACCATATCCACCTAGTCTTATATGCGTTATCAATACTCAGTTCATCTGGATCTGGTTCTTGATAATCGGTAATATCAGTCTTTGGATCTTGTTTCCAAAGTGTGTTTATTATTCTTTTAAACATAGTACCATTATAACAAATTTATCATCAAAGGTCAAGCGTTAATTGAAGTCCTTTTAATGTATTAGGAACCCATACATCATCAGGATTTGTATGAGATATCCATCCAGTCATTATATACTTATCCTGTGTCGGAGATACAATACCTTTATGCATATGTGTCCAATCAGAAGGCCATATTACAGTTTTTCCCTTAACAGCTTTAACTTTTTTGTCTTGGTATTTAAACCATGTTTCACCGCCATCGGTTACTGTATTTAGATAAGTCATAAAAACCAAATGTCTCCAACAAAAGGGTTCACTTGTTCCTTGTCGTTCACAATGTAGATGATGATATCCTTGACCTGGGGCATAATGTTGAAGATTAATTCCTTCTTTAATTTGCCATACTGTTTCTTGAGAGTGTTCGTATTCTTTACCGTATTCATCTATACAAGGCCGTAAGTATTCTATATATTTGTGAGCTATATGGCAAAAGGGAAGTGCTTCTGGTGGGAGGTCATTGGAAAAGAATAAATTATGATTAAGTGTAAGGTCTGTTGAATCTTTTATAGTTGTATCTGTTCTTTGGTCAAAAGTTCCTATTTGACCTTCAACTTTTGTATAATATCGTTTAGGGTCAGTTTTTTCTCTTTGAAAGGGGGTTGCATTAAAGAAATCTACTAGTTCATCACAAAATTTTTCATCTATATAATATTCACCTATAAAACTAGGATTAGTGCTTGACATAATATGGTTCCGCTGTTATAATACCCTTGTGGGTTCCTTCAGAATTAGTGTATAGTCTTTTTTCTTGGATAGAATAAATCATAATCACTATCTGATAATTCTTCCCTCATCATTTCATCTGAGTCATTTGCCATCTTTTCAATGATATCCGCAGCTCGTTTAATATCCTTGTCTGTGAGAGGTTGCTTTTTTATTTTAGCTCTTTGTCTTACCTTATCACTTATAACTTTATAATAAGACTTCATATCTTCAGCTACATTGGATATAGTCATAATTCTTTCCTTTGGAATAGAAAATACTGAGTCATTGGCAAATTGCATCCATGGTCTTAGTGAAGTAAAATCTTCCACTAACCCCATACCAACAGGTTTACTATTCATTAGTATTTCCAATGGGTCGGTAATTCTTAAAAATTGAGATTCTTCGTCTGTTAGATTTATGTTTCCAATTATCTCAGAACCATCCGACAACTTAACTATTCGTAAACTTGTTTCTTTACTCATACTATTATATTTATATTGGTTGCTACCTGTGCCTTAACATCTGTCTGGTATATACACCTATGAGGTATTTTACCGTCTGCAATAACTAACCTATTTGCTTTTTTCTCAACCTCACCCTCATTCTCAAACCAGGTCTTACCATTTGAACCATTTATATAATATATCATAGTCAAATAATCACAATCTAATTGGTGGTCTATATGTGTACCAGCTGTATTATCTGTTTCATGCCACCAAGTATATAGATTAGTTCTAATATTTAAAATTCTTTTTACAGGAAATTTATCTAATATAGGTTTACACATTATATCCCAATATGGTTGTTTTGTGTTAGGTACTTGAGATGGACTTTGAAACGCAGGATCAAAATTATTTATAGATAGTGTTTCGTCACCGTGAAACCAATATTGAAATAATACTGATTTAAATTGATTAGCCCAATAGTTGTCATCTTGTCCAGGTACTTCAGTATTCTTCATACCGTAAGTCCATTTAAAGTCTGTACTAAAAACTAAATCAAATTGTTTTTTCCACTCTTCCTTAGTAAGAAAATCATCTATAACTTCAAACCTCATTATGATTTTAGCTCCACACTATGCATTTCATAGTCAAACTGTTCTTCATTATATATTTTCATTCTCTCCTGAAAATGTTTAAGGGTATAGTTCTCACGCTCTCGGTGAGTAAGATCATCTGATATATCGTAAAGCGTAGCGTGGGTTTTGGAATCTCCGATACGAAGCCCACGACCTATTGATTGCAAATTCCTTATACGAGATTTGGAAGGGCTTGCAAATATAAGATTGTGTAAATTCCTAATATTAATACCTGTGGAAAATGTTCCGTAAGAAGCGATGATAATTGCGTCATTCTGTTTTTCAGTAATTGCACGAATTCTCTCTCTTTCTTCAGCAGCCACTCCACCATGTACGAAAAATAACTTTCTGTTGTCATCAATTTTTTCTTTTATAGTATTATATAAAATCTCACCATGTTTCTCTACTAATTGGTAAAGGCAAAGTATATTACCGTCAGATCGTAAACAAAGATTAGTAATGAAATTATTCCTACTTTGTGATCCGACAAGGTATTCAAGTTCTTCCTGATAAGTCTTGTCATATAGATATCTACTATTCTCCTTTGTATGTTTTAAAATTAAACATCTTACAGTTAAATTAGCGACTTGTTTTCTTTCCATTAACTGTTTAGTAGAAGTAACCTTATTTGCTATTCCAAACAGACCTTCGAGGACGAGTTTATGCGTTAATGTACCATCTAGCGTCCCAGTCAGACCTATCCTGTACTTGCAATCCACAAGTTTAGTCATAATGGTCGTCAATGATTTACTCTTAAATAAGTGTGCCTCATCTCCGAACACAGCACCAAAGTCGGAAAAAAAATTGTCGTTCATATTATATATACTTTGCCAAGTACTCACCACGACTTTTTTGGTTGTCATTTTGTCATACTTTGCATATATTCTATCAACATACTTTTTAACATTCCAACCATAGTCTTTAAAGTCACCATACATCTGTTCAACAAGTGAAGTTGTAGGTACTATTATAAGAATTCTGTTTCTTTTTTCATCTTTTAGCAAGTGTTCATAGTATCTTATTAATGCATATATGATAAAAGACTTACCACTTGCAGTTGGACTTACTAATAATGTTCTATTAAATTTCAAAGCTGTGTGTACAGCGTCAACCTGATAATCTCTAGCCTCGAATTTCTGACCTAGATTATTGCAAAACTTCTCTACTATATCTCTATCTGACTTATTAACAACCCCCACACCAGGACCTGATACTAAAGGTATATCTCGTTCTTCACAATACGCTTTAATATAGGGAAATAATCCCAAATACATTTCTTTTGTTTTTTGAGAGAATAGTCTGATCTTGCCATCCCACACTCTATTACGATATGCTGGCATAAACTTAAACCCTGGAACCTCAAAGGTAAAGAATTCAGACATTTCTCTAGCGACATTAGGTTCAGCGTCTATTGTTAAATAGACATCATTTTTCTTTTCTACAATTACGGTCACATCCACCATCCCATAAGAGTAAATCTTTTGCCTGAAGTTACCTTCTCAACTGAATGTGGAAACATAAAATTTGATGGGAATATTAAGATTTCTCCTTGTTCCATTTCAAATGATTCCCCACAAAGATTAAAATTACCCCCTTTAAATTTAGAATTCAAAAACAGTAATGAAGTTATATGAGGGTAACCAAACTTTTGTCCGTGAGAATGATGAATAGAATCTACATGGTTCTTCATAAACCCACCTGTACCATAACGATTCATCCTAAAAGCTGTATTAGTTTGTACTTGACAAAATGGGAACTTTTGTTGATACTCTTTAACAGCTTTAAGAAGTATTGATTTAAAGTAATCATAACTACGAGTCTTTGGCGCTATCCACATTTCATCCATTTGAACTTTTTGTGTACCTGTCTTACCAAGAGAAGATGAAAAGGTTGATTGTTTCCAATCCTCTTCATTGTCAAAATAATATACTACTCGATCTAAAGTTTCATTTTTAGCCCCACCAGAACAGCGATAAATGTAATTAGAAAGTGGCTGATTGTAAGTCATTTTTATTACCAACTAATCCTTTCAACATAATATTAAAAGAGATACCTATTCTATTTGTTGCTGATTTATTAATATCAACATAGTGTTGAAGCCAAGCAGGAAAGATATACATAGTTCCTGTTCTAGCTTTATATGTAAGAATTGAAGCTGTATCTACTGTCATTTCTCTTTGAGGGTTAATCACCCAAGACTGAGGTCTAGGGTCTGTAAAAGTAATTCCGTTATGATCGTCTAAGTCTGCGGATACATAAAAGATACCACTTAAAAAATTATTAGAATGTGTATGAGGTCTATGACCTTCACCTACTTTACTAACATTTGCCCACATATTAGTAATTTCAAACTTATCAGTATTTAACTTAAAGTCTTTAAATATTTCAATTACATTATTGTTGATTTTATCAACTAAAGGTTTAAACTCTTCCACCTCATACAAGTTAGGTTCACTTTGCCATTCAACAGCGTTCTCCTCGTAATGGTCTAATATCCACTTCTTGATATCTCTTAAACCAAAATTACACTCTTGGTCTATATAAATGTGTGTTGGGAATATTCTCTGGTGTTCAAGGACCATAGTTTCTTGCTCCGTTATCAATTCTTTCCAACGAATGTTCTCTATCATATGTTTCCCAATCTACTTGTATGGGATCCATAACATCTAACATCTGATGGACTTTATCTTGAGGAAGCGAAGAGCAAGTATATACATCTAATTGAACTAAAGCTGGAGTTTGCTCATCCCATATATGCATAGCTATATGAGAAGTTTCTATTATACCCACAATGGTTACACCTTTGTTTCCAGGTGTATCTACATAACCACAAATGGGATTTTCAGGTAAGTCTAATTTAACCATACCTATTTCTTTAACTAAATCATTCCACCAAAGTTTGGTTTCATCTGTATCTTTTAATGGTCTATTAACTAATGCTCTAACTATTATATGTTTATGTTCAATCATATCGCACCACTCGTAAATCGTCTCCACTCTATTGCATTTTTAATAGTGAAGGATCTATTATTTAATATTCTTAAAACCTGTTCTAAATAATTAACTATTGCCTCTTGATATACTACCTTTGCTTGTATCTTTTGTATATCTTCATCAGCATTTATATAAATATGAACATCATTTTTTAAAACTTTTAAATCAAAAGGTTTATCCTTATATACAGCAGGATCAGATTTACCTGTATAGTACTCCCACTTTTCTCTTTGTACAGTTCTTTCTTCCCATTGAGATTTCTTCAATAGTAAATTAAACTTATTAAAAAGTTGTAAGTATTTGTTATGTAGTATTGGAGTTTTTAAGGATTCAGTATCTAATTCTGTATCATCAATAACCAAATCTTTATCGGCTTGAGCCTGTATTTCGTCTAAAGTCATTCGTACCTATCATATATTCTGTTAATTACATTGTTTGTCCTGACAAAACAAGCACATTTTGCCAAATCTTTTAGTCGTCTTGCACCAACATAAGTACAAGTTGATCTCACACCACCTAAAATATCTTCTACTGTTTCACTAACTGGTCCTCTATCAGGCAACTGAATTACTTTACCCTCATTACCTCTATAACCATCTTTTCTTTTACCGTGTACATCTCTAGCTCTATCGGAACTCATACCATAAAATTCTCTCCTACCCTCTTCCATTTGTATTTCAGATTCATTATGACCAGCGAGCATTCCTCCTATCATAACTAAGTGAGCTCCTCCACCAAGTGCCTTTGAAATATCTCCTGGAGTAGTACAACCACCATCAGCCATAATATGACCACCAACACCGTTTGCGGCGTCTGAGCATTCCATTATTGCTGAAAGTTGAGGAACACCTACACCAGTCATAGTTCTAGTAGTACAAACTGACCCTGGTCCTATACCTATCTTAATAATATCAGCACCTGCAATTAATAATTCTTCAGTCATTTCTGCTGTGACCACATTACCTGCAGTAATAATCTTTTCTGGGTATTCTTCCCTAACAAGTTTAACAAAATCTACAAAATTTTGATGATAAGCATTTGCAACATCTATTGTAATCATTTTAATATCAGGAAAAGAATTTAACACCTGTACCATAGTGGCATAATCAGGTGCATCCTCATCCCATATTCTATTAGTACCTGTACATACAGAAACATTTTGTAATCTAAGTCCTGTACCTGCAGCTTCTCTCCATTGTTCTATTGTGGTATCTTTAGTTATAGCAGTAATCATCTTATAGTCTTGTAAGACTTTTGCCATAGAAAATGTGCCAACACCGTCCATATTAGACGCAACTATTGGTACACATTTGAATTTTCTTTGGGAGTTTCTGAATACGAAATCTCGTTCCATATCCACATCACGGCGTGATGATAAAGTAGATCGCTTTGGTTTTAATAAAACATCTTCAAAGTTTAATTTAAGGTCTTGCTCAATTCTCATATCATTATTATAACACCTTTACGGTGGAAAGTCAAGTATTATGTTGTACTTATTTGATTTATTGTATATCCTAAATAGTTAAAACTTGCATTACAAGTTATGTAATCTACATCTGTTCCACCAACACTATATTCCAAACTGGATATGCTAGTTGGATAAACATTTTTAAATCTTATTTCAGTTTTTGGTATATTCTTACTATTCAATATAGTAATCGTGGCGTCTGAATATATACCTGTATCAGGTACAGGAGCAGTAACCCGTTCAGTAGTGGAGGGTTTGACCTGTGCAGGATTACCAGACGCCAATAGGTTTGCAAATTCATCGTGGGATTCTGCAAATCCTAAGCGTGATATCCATGTATGTAATTCATTAAAATTATTTAAATTTTCATCCACTAAAAATGACAAGTTCAAAGGGTCAAAAGTTATTTTATCTCCAGGGATTGGATAATCGTACATTGAAGAAGGCACAGTTGCAGTACCTAATGAAAGTCCTGGAACATTAACAGTTTGACAAAAGTATTCTGTCAAGGGTAAATAGTTTATCATAAACTTAAACTGAGTTTGTGCTGAATAGTCTAGTTTAGTTGGTTGTCTGCTAAAGCTTGTTGTTTCTACTGCCATTATGCTGCCTTATTAATCTTCTCTAATTTATTTATACCTTTTTGAGCAATCTCGTCTGCCTCTTTAAACTCTTCACCTTCATTTCTTAATTCTATCATATCAACAAATTGCCCATAAGTTTTTCGAGTTCGTCTAGTTATGATCTGAGCGTTTAATAATGTTTTAACTAATACTCTAAAGATGTTATTAGTTTGTTTCATTTCAGTTCTTATAACTTCATACATATCAAAATGTCTTTTGGATTCTTCTAATACCCATTCCCAATCTAGACCAACAGAAGCAAAGATATCTTTTTTCTCTCTAGGGTTTGCGAGATTAAATACTAATTCTAAAAATAGTCTTTCAGACCAATCTTCTACTTCTTTTCTCTCACTACTATTTAGTTGTGGAATGGTTCTATCTGCCCATATCTTTCCAAACTTATGATGAAAGGCCTCATCCGACATAACTAACTGTAATAAATCTTCTAATAGGGGATCGTTAGTATCTTTATGTGCCATAGAAAATGCACCCATAGCTAAACCTTCTATTAATAGTTGCATACCTACAATCTTTTTATACACTTCATCACTTGAAACAATATCATCTAAAACTCTACCTAAAGTATCTCCAACTTTATATGGTTTACCCCAGCGTTTTTCAATGTACTTAGTAAATGCTGCCACATGGCGAGCTTCTTCCCTTGTTTGATTAGCTGCATACTCTTGAGCACCTGGATCTTTAAGTATGTGGCATAAACTAGCACTTAAAGATAATGCACCTTGCTCACCGTGTAGTATTTGAGATAACACCCAACCAAAAGATTCATTTGCAAGTTTTATCTTTTGTTTTTCTGTAAGTCTTTCTGCAATAGTAGGTACTTGTAATTCTAAACAAAACACTCTAGGGTCTACTAGATACTGTTTTTCCATATCAAAATCTTTGTCAAAACTTATATACTTTGTATCATTAGGATCCCAGAAATGTTTATGCGTTTGACTTATAATCTTATCAAAGATATTTGTACGAGTACCATATCTTTCTTCTTCCATCATTGGGGTAAAATGTCTAGGGTGTGTGGCATTGTATGCAGAATCTTTTGTAAGTCTATTCTTGCCACTTCTAAGACTTTGATACCATCTACGAGATTTAAAGACAGCATTCTTTGATAGGACTATAAGTAAAAATAAATTTTCTTTAATGTTCATACTATTATTTATATCCGTAAAAAAAAGGGGGATCAAAAGACCCCCCTCTTTATTCTGTTGCTAGAGCAACTAACGAGATTACATCAAGTTAGTAACCTTAACTCTCCTATAATAGAAGTTTTGGTTTGCAGCCGCAGGAGCGGTTACATCAATACTACCATCAGCAGATGAGTTAGCAAAAGGGTTTTGAACCATTCCGTATCTAGTCTTGAACCCGATTTTTGGTTGGAAAGTATCTTGACCAACTGCTCTCACCATTTGTAGTGGAACATATGGACAGTAGAATAATCCAGCGTCATAAGGTGAAGTACCTTTATAACCAACAACATAGTACTGACTAGCAGCAACATTCGCAGCATATGGATCAACATAAACTTTGAATCTTCCGTTAAGGACACCAGCAAAAGTATTTGCAGTATCATCAACAGCTAATGAGCTGTCAAGTGCCGGAGCGTAATCTAAGATACCAGCCATTTGAAGAGCAGAAGCAACATCAGCACTTGTAATGATGATATTACCTTTTCCTCTACGAGTTTTTTGACCGATAGCGTTAGCATCTCTTTCCAGTTGGAACATTAAACCTTTGAATTTCTCAACAGACCAACGACCATTTGAGTCAGTATCTAAGTCAAAGATACCAGCAGTAGTCGTATTAACTTCCGCACCTTTATTAGCAACTAAGTAAATAGTTCTAACAACTTCACGGTTGATCTCTGCAAGAATTTCAGTAGATAAAATGTTAGCAAGTTCTGTTTCTGCGTCTAAACCATGGATTGCTTTTAAGTCTTGAGCAAGTTCCATAGTGTACTCAGCTTTAAGAGCACGAGATTTTGCAGTCACGGTAACTTTATCTATTGAGAATGCCATTTCAGCAAATGCGTTTGCAGCAGCGTCACCTAATGCCTCAGCTTGAGCTGTAGTCATACCAACACCAGTAGAATAAGTACCAGCAGATGGGCTGTCGTTAAGAGCAGCAGGGTTAGTTGCAGCGTAACCAGTTCCTGGAGTTACCAGGTCACCAGCAGCGTCATTCGCAGCGTGGTCGGTGTCAGCTTCATTGAATAAAGCCTCTCCACCAGCTTGAGATGTGTACCTAGAACGCATAGCGAAGATAAGTCCAGTTGGACCTGTCATCGGTTGTACGCCACAGATATCGTAAGCAATCATATTAGGTAGAGCCCTACGAACAAGCGATATGATAATCGGATCCCAACCAGCATTTACGCCACCACCAATGTTTCCGCCGGATACATTGTTAGCAGGTGCAGCTTCCATTAGGTTGTCCTCTTTCATCGCTTTTTCTTGGTTCTCTAATACAACTGTGGTAACAGCTTTTCTGTAAGTATCTTTGATCTCACCTAGATCAGGATGCTCAAGAACGGGCTGCCATTTTTCTTGTAAATTTTCAGTTTGAAACATTGTTTCTCTCCTTGTTAATTAACTTTGCCTAACTATACTTTAATTTTAGTTAGTGTATTAGAAATAGCGGCGGTGTAAGCAGCCATAGATGCATTACTACCATTCGTAAGATTGGCGTCACCCACCACGGAATCAACATCAGCTTGCGCTTCAGTCGGTTCACTTTTTGTTTTAGGGAAATATGATTCTTTTAAAGTATCTAATTTCTTACTAAAATCTTTTTCGTCTTTGAATTCGACATTCTCAGAAAGTTCTTTTAATTTTTCAACTTCCGTGTCTGCAAGGTCTTTAGTAGATTCAGAAAAGATTTTTTCTTTACTGTATTTGCCAAGTTCTTTAGCAAGCTCTACATTTTTTTCCATAGACTCGTTTAGTTTATCTTCAAGTTCTTTCTGTTTAGAAGCCATATCTTCTAAGACATTATATTTTTCTTCAGGAACATCAATATAATGTTCTTTGAAAAGGTTTTTCAGACCAGAAATAAAATCTTCGGCTATTTCTGAACGGATGCCAGATTCAACTGCAAGTTGATTGTCTTTAACCCATTCTTCAACTACATAGTTCAAGTATGAATCAACTTTTTCGACAATTTCTTCTTTTACAGCAGAAACTTTTTCTTCAACATCTTTATCAGCTTTTGCTTGGATTTCTTTTTCTTTTTCTGCAAGGCGTGTTTTCACAGCAGTTTCAAAAATAGTCGCAGCCTTTTCCTTAAATTCTTCGGACAAGTCAGCGTCAGCAGAAACTAGAGCTTCAACATCTTTAGATAGATCAATAACATCCTCAGTTTCAGTATCTTCAGCAACTACTTCTTCAGCTTCTGTTTCAACTTCTTCAGACTTAGGTTTGTTGTCTCCTTCAACTTCACCGGATTTTGCGTCTTTATTGACCTGATCTTCTACCTTTTTCGATTTCGTACCAGCATCGGATGGTCCTTTTCTTGCGTCATCTGGAGCGACAACAGCAGAACCAAGATCCTCAGCCTCGTTTGATAGTGGAGTAGGTTCAGCAGGCGTAGCATTTTTCTTCGGTGCGTCTTGCGCCTCAGTTATTTGCTCTTCTACTGTTTCCACATCTTTAACTTCAGTATCAGACATAGGGTCTCTCCTTGTTATTATTTTAATTCTAGAATTAAATTGTTAGAACTATTTATAAACTCTAGGATTTAGAGTTTGCGTATAGTACGCACAATTTAAAACTTTGATAAAAAGTCTTTGAAAACTCTCGCTTTTGCTTCAGCTAGTTCAGCTTGGCGAGCATTCTCGATTTCTTGTTTATATTTTTCAACTTCCATACTTTTCAGTACTCCGTTGTCCCATACCCACTCTTTACCTTCCATAATACCTTCTACGAAAGCGTCAGGAGCAGATGGGTCTGCAACTATATCAGCTGCAGTTGCAAGATAGAAGTCTGAGTTAATAACATTTTTGCCATTAACTTGTTTCATTGACCCCATACCTCTTGATGATACGCCTAATTGAGCACCTTCGTCAATTAAATTTTTGACGATTTTACCGTAAGGTGTATCCATGATCTTAGCCTCACCGATGAAATTTCTTCCTTCTGGTTTTAAACTAGTAATCATATGTGAAACTCTTTCGAGATTCACAGTCGGTCCGTCAGGATGTCCTAACTCACCGAAAGCTCTTTTCTTTTCTACAAATTCTTTGTTGTATCTACCCACTTCTTTAGATAGTACTTCAACTGGATAAACTCTACCATTACGATTTTTAATATCACCTTGTAGAAATATACCACGAATCTTATAATCGTTACCGTTACCATTACCTTTTGCTTCGGTAATGACTTCGATATTTTCAGTAGTTTCTGTAATCAGTTTCATTTATCTTACCTCTACTATGATAGTATAACTATCACCGTTGTTAAAATTTCTTGTACTGAATAATACATCACCAGCAGGTGAAGTATCAGCAGTCAAAGTTGCGTTGTTAGCGATTTCATTACCATCAGTTCTTAAATCCCAAGAACCTTTCCCTGATAAAACAACCGCAGTAGCATTAGCAGCAGAAGTTCCACTACCTGCCCATAATATCTCTACAGCACCTTTTGGGTCCTGTGTGTTAATAGACCAATACAACTTAGATAATTTCTTAGTTGCGTCCTCGGTCATATAAGTTAATGCCGAAGCGTCCATTTTAGTAACCAATGTTTCACCACTACCATCAGATAGATTAGTGAATTTTATTGTAGTCTTTTGACCACTTACATCAGCAATCGTTTGACTAGTTACCGTATCAGCCATTATAAATTCCTATGCAGTAAATGATTCGTCTTTTCTTAACTCTAAGACAATGAATCCTGTTGCAGAAGCTCCAATTGATTCTAGATCACCACTAGTTGCACCAGCATTGGTTGCATTATTAGATATTGCAGGACCATCATATTTTCCTGTACCTGCAAGTCTAATTGCGTGTGTATCTGTTGAAGAACCTTTAAACTGAATTTCTACTGAACCAGATAATGCCCACCAAGCTCTTACGATACTTAATGTAGCTCCGTTTGCGTGTCCTGATAAACCACTTGCGTCTAAAGCCGCTGAAGTAGCACTATCAGCTGAATGGTCTAAATGAACTACAACAGTTCCGCCAGCAGTACCTGCTCCTGTTGGGATTGCGTCATCTCTTATTGTTCTTGTTGCGAATGCCATAATTCTCTCCTAATTACTATTTATACTAGCGCAAAGTTTCTTTATCCAAATAAGTCATTATTTTGTCTTTACTCACACCATATTGCTTTGCGACTCTATCAATATTAGTGTCTATTTTCTCAATCGAATCACTCGATTTAAACAAATCATCTATCGCTTTTTTCATTCTAGGCGATAGTTTATTATATTCGGTAGATACTTTGTGTTGTACTTCCGTTAATTCTCTTTTATACTGACTAAACTTTTTCAGCATCCGCAGCACCTGTTTCACCAGCGTCACCTTCAGCACCTTGAGTCATCATTGGATCAGGTCCTGGTTCGGCAATTTCTGGTTTTGGATCACTCGGTACATCACTAGTAACCTCAATTTCTTGAGGAGTTTCGTCAGCTGGTGCTTCTGGTTCGTTCAACCAAGAACCAGCAACATCTGCTCTTTTACCATCTAAAGCATTTGAAATTTTTCCTGCAAGGGCGTCTTTAAATGCTTTCTCAGCACCAATATTATCTCCTTGCGATAGAGAATCTACCATATCTTTAACATAATTAACATCTTGAACTTCCGTATTAGGAACTTCTTTAGTTTCTGTTTCACTCATCATTTTCTCCTTTATTTAATATATCTTTTTCGATTTCGTGTTCTTGCCCTTCTCCTTCTAAAGGATCAGCAATCATTCCATCCTGAACTTCTTGAGCAATCTGACGGTCAATATCTTCAATTTCCTCATCAGTTTGTCGTAATACATTCTTTCTTAAATACTCTACTGAAAAATATTTACCAACATAAGGTGTTACCTCATTTGCAAGAGTTAATCTTTCTCTTAATATTTCAGCATTTTTCAATTCAGAAAAATGTCCATCTTGTAAGAAATCGTATTGTATATGGGATTTAATTGCATCCCAATCTTCTATTGTAATTATTCCTTTTAATACCAATTGTGTTTTTAGTAAGTCTTGGAATAATCCTGTAAATCGTTTTCTTAATCTTTGTACAAATTTAGAAAACTTAACTTCATCTCTAGTTATTTCAGCAGTTCGACCTAAGTTAAATCCTTGGTCATTGTCCAATCTACTTGTTGGAACATGGAGTGCTTTATAAACTCTCTTCTGGAAGTATTGAACATCTTGTATCTCGCCAAGATTTTGTCCTCCAGGTAGAGTAGAAATTTCTGTACCTCTACCGCCTTCTCTCCTAGGCAGCCAGAAGTCCTCGAGCATAGACATATGTTTTCTATCATCTCGCATTTCTCCTGTTGAGGCGTCATAGACAAGTTTATTTCTATATCTTGCCATAACATCTTTTAAGTAAGCTTCTGCTTTTACTTTAGGCAGATTGCCTACATCAATATAAAATATTCTTCTTTCAGGCGCTCTTACTATTCTGTAAATAACAACAGCGTCCTCTATCATTCGTAATTGGTTAACTGGTTTAATTGCTTTGTGTAGATAACTTAATACTACATTTTTATTTTGGTCAATTACACCAGAAGTACAATATGAAATAGCATCGGTAGTTATTTTAAGTCCCATATTAGAATTAGGTGAAGTCATACCTTTTTCATTATAGACATACCATTCATTAACCGATTGTGTCATTTCAACACCCGTCTTGTTAGCTCTATGTTTCTTTATCTCTCTAACTTTACGAATTTTGCGTGGGTCAATATATCTTAATTCTGTAAGACCAGCTCTAGGTTTATTAGGATCAATAACTTTATGATAATAAACTCTTCCGTCTATATACCATCTTTTAAAGATATCGTGTCCTTTTTCCTCAAACTGCATTAGTTTAAGAATTTCATCAAACTCATTTCTAATTTTTTCTTTAATCTTTTTAGATAAGTCTAAGTTGTCCATAGACAAAGAAACCGATTGGTCTCTTTCATCTGCTACTATTGCTTCATTTACTATATCATCAATAGCAGTATCAACTTCAGGATATATTGAAATTTCTCGATATCTTCTAATTAATTCTTCTTCATTTTTCGCACCACCTTCCATGTCGAGGTACGATCCGAAGTAACCACCAGCAGATACCGTGGTAGTGCCATCATCAGCCGTAGGGACGGTGAAACTCTGGGGAGTTCCACCATCCTTAGCTTTTTGATTAGCTCGTGTTATTTGAAAGCCAAATAATTCAGCCATTAGATTTCCTTTTCATAATAATTTCTACTAATTATTTATGTGTTAAATTAAGTAGTAGTATCAGTTTCAAAAAATTGATATCTGAATGTGCAAGTGAAAGTTTCAACAGCGTTGTTGCTATCATATGCAAGATCAATAGCAGATAGTGATGTTGGGAAAAGACCTCTAAAAGTGTAAGTCTTTAAGATTCCACCATTTCTATCTAGTTGGTCAACAAAAGCGTCAACCTGATAATCAGCCGGGTTTGTTAACCCTTCGTTATCAGTCATATTGTTCATTCCATTCAACCATCTTTCTAAAGCGTTTCTCACTAAGAAATCGGTGTCGTTTAGAACTGTAACCGTCCAAGGTTCAAACTCTCTATCTCCTACGATATAAAGTGTTCTACCTCTAAAAGGTATCGGTGTCTCCCCTACTGTACTACCAGGTAACTGAGCAGCTTGGCATAAGAAAGCCATTTGCTGTGTTTCGCCACCAACGGCAGAATAACCAGGGAAAGGCATTGTTACCTTGAACTGATTGGCTCTAGCGCCCCCACCAGAAAGACGAGCTTTAAAGTCATTAATATTAGGCATTGTTTATTCTCCTCTCTCTAGTTAAGCACCCGCAACTTCAGAAAAGGCTACGCCTGATCTTGTTGCGATAAAGTTTAAAGTTATGAAGTTAATTGATCTGTTAGGTTTAACAAAAATGTCAGCCCTAAACTCATTACGATCAATAACATCGCCAGTATTGTTAGTGTCATCACATACTACTTGGAAGTCTGTGATTCCTCTACGACCTTGTACATCTCTTAGGAAAGGTTCTACAAGATTTCTAAATTGTGCTCTAGTGAACTCGTCATTGAATTCAAATAGTTGGAATTTAGCAGCAGTAGAAATTGCTTTCTCTATTGTGATGAATAACCTTCTAACATTGATACGATCAAATGCACTTGGTTTAGATTGTGCAGTTTTATCACCGAACATTAGAGTACCTTGACCTGGTAAAGTTACCACAGGATTTACTCTTGCACGATATAGCGTATCTCTTTGAGTTTTGTTAGGGTTAAATGCAAGTTTAACTGAACCACGAATTTGACCTCTATTCATACCAGCAGGTGAGAACCAAGCGTCAGCAACATTGTCCGTTCTAGCACATAAACCAGCAATATCTCCGTTCAATGGAACGAATCTATATACATCATTGTACTTGTCATACATATATTTGTGACCACTATCAATCACAGCATAAGAAGATGAAGATAATGCGTCAGCAAAACCTTTAACATTTTCAGTCTGTGCAATAGGATCAGAAACATTTACAACATCTGCTCTCGCAGGTGAAATAAATGCGACACAATCTTTACGATATTCTGCGATATCAATTACAGCTGTTGCTAAAGTAGCTCCAGTTGCGTCAGCAGAAGTTTCCGATGGACCAGTCATTAATAAATTAACATCTACTGTTTCTCCATCTTTGAATTTATCGTAACCAAGCGCTAACTCAGCGTTTGTTGGTGCATTGTCATCAGTACCACTTGTTAGTGAATTGGTATAATGAGCAGTTGCACTCGAACCAACATTATCAAATGCCTGTCCTGCTTTAGCAGCACCAGCGTTTGCTAATGTACTTTCGTGATCCATCCAGTAAATGTAATTACTGTTGTTGTAAAGAACATCAGCGTAATAGTTAGAAGCTCCACTTGCGTCTTTAGCGTCAGAAGCTTGTGAAAGTCCTTCAAAGAGTTCTAAAATTGTTCCAGCAGTACCGGAAATTTTACCATCTTCGTCTATTACTGCAATATGCAATTCATCATTAGATCCGTTGTTATTAGAAACATCGGTTGTAGTACCCGGAGCAGCGTCAAACTGATCGTGATATTTCCAGTATCTTTTGATTTTTGCGTTGTCAACGATAGCGTGTTTAGCACCAGTTGAACCGGTACTATTGTGTCTTTTTATTGTTAAATCGTTTGAGCTAATTGCCGTAATTTCATAATACTCTCCAGATGGAGCAGCATTGAAATTGCTAGAAGCGTCTCCAAACTCAATCAGATCACCAACTACAAATTCAGAACCAGTATCAACAGCAACCGTAGTAGCGCCAACAGCGATACCTGATCCGTTATTTACTAGTGAAGTAGCAGTAGATGAATAAGCGTTAGAGTTTGTACACATAGAAACTTGTAAACTGTTTCCGTGAGTTCCAGCAGTACGAGCAGCCCAAGAACCAACAGCACCTTGTCCACTTGCGTAGTTATCAAGATAGTGTTGAGTATTCTTAATTTGTACAGCGGTACCTGATACACAAGCATTTACATTACCTGTTGTAGCACGAACCACCTTTAGAGTATTACCGTACTGAAGGAAATTAGCAGCCGTGAACCAATGTTGGTATGTATTACCATCTGGTTTACCGAAAGTATCTACTAATTCTTTTTCAGATGAAACCGTGACGATCTCATCCATAGGACCTTTATCAGATACAATAACTACGCCACCGATTGAAGTTGCGACAGCAGGTATAATATTTGTTAGGTCTGTTTCTTGTACGAGAACACCTGGTGATAATTGGAATGCCATAGTGATTTCTCCTTAATAATTATTTAAATTACCCTTATTTTTTGTCAACCCTTTAAACTATTTATAACTATCAAAAATTAGACATTATCTAACGACATCAACGGGTGACCAGACATCGCCATATTCATCTATTTCAGACTCAGTATCAGATAACCCGTCATCCATGAAACCAAACGGAGCCATATCTTGCTCTAATGCGTTTTGTTGCTCAGCAAATAAGGCATTTCTCATATCAATATTGACTAATTCTTTAAAGTATTGTTGATTTGCGACCCAGGCGAATATTACTAGACACATAACTAAATCATCATTACAACCATCTTCAGCTTCGTAAGATTTACCCTTAGATATAAAGGTTGACAACTCAGCGATGGTATCAAAGTCTTGTATTATCATCTTATCACCTTCTAATAGTGATTTTAAGTTAGAACACCCTACTCTCTTTGCAGCTTTTGTCATTCTAAGACCTAGAGAAGATCCTCTACCACTAAATCCACCACCTAATATTTGTCCTGATCTACCCTTTTGCGTACACATTAACATATTATCATATTCACATTCAAACTGTAAAGCGTCTGCTACTTGTTGTCCTAAATCATTTGTTTCTACCAATACATATGCCATATTATATTTTCTACAAATTTCATTTATGATATTAGGAAAGACAACAGGTTTAATTTCATTACTTCTATATTTCGCAACAAGTCTATATGGCATTTCGCTTGTATCAAATATTGTAAATGCTGAGTAGTCATTGTTAGTACCTCTCGATACATCAACTGTACAAGTATAAACATGGTCTTTCTTAGGCATTTCAAAAATATCTATATCACCACTTCTTTGTGGATCAATATGTGCTAATGCTTTTAATTTAGTTGGGGCAATTAATGTATTAACAGAACCTAAGAATTCACATTCAAACTCAGTTTGAAATTGTTGCTCACTTGTATTCTTAATTGTTTCTTCTTTCCACTTTTCATCTCTACCTGGAACTTCCGACCAATGTACTTCAATAGGAACATAAGTATTGTTTCCATTGATAGCATCGGTCCATATCTTATAAAACATATTCATTCCGTGTGGTGTAGATACCATCATAATTTTTGATGACTTACCAGAAGAAATTGTAGGATAAACTGAACTAAAAAATTCGTCAGCAATATTGTTAGGTATATAAGCAAACTCATCTAAAAATATTACATTAAAAGAACCACCACGAATAGCAGATGATGAAGTTGCAGCTGCAACAATCTTAGAACCATTTTCTAATTCTAATGAACCTTTATTCCAATTCATTACTCCTTGTTGCATCCATTTAGGCATATGTTCATATGCAAGTTGTAAACGACCTAATAGATCACGAGCAGTTGTTGATTTGTTTGCAAGTATAGCAACATTCACATTCTCATTAAACAAAACATAGTGTAATAGATATGCAATAATGATTGTTGATTTACCAGATTGTCTAGGTAGTTTGCAAATTGTAAATCTGTTATTGTGAAAAGTATCTACCATCTTTTCTTGAAACTTATACATTTCAAATGGTACAAGACCTTTATCAATGGTAACGATATTAATAAAGTTTTCTATAAAATAGTTTGGACTCTCAATACATTTCTGCAACTCAACAATTTGCTCTTCAGTAAATTCTGAAGAAGTAAATGCTTTCTTTAAATTGGGGTTACCTAAATATTGTTCGTTAGGATTAAGGTTTGCTTTTTCCATTATTTTTCTTTAGAAGTTTTTGTAATTCATTTGTTGAACCTACATATAAAGCATTGGTCACATTCTTAGGTGCATTGTTAGGTACTTCTTTAAGTCTTTTTAATCTACTTTGTAAACCTAATAGGTCTTGCGATACTTGACTTACAGTAGATATTAATTGCCCTGCAACTTCATATGTTCTAGGGTGTTCACTTTCTTTTGCAAGAGCTAGAATACCATCTATTGCTTCAGTACCTTGCTCAATTAATTTATATAGGTTTGCTCTTCCGTGTTCAAAATCGTCTTGTGGATCTGCTGGTCCTGGCACTACCGTAACCTCTTTTGGTTCAACCTTTTTAGGTGCCAATATATCCTCAGCGGTGACCTCTAGGATTTCGTTTAATTTATCATCTATTTTACTCATACTATTATTTATGCTCCTTAAAACCTTGTTTAACTCTCTCGCCTTCCATAAATGGTCTATCCTTCATATAACTGTTTATCTTTTTACCACAAAAATACCAACAAACATTAGGTGCATTTTTTGGTTTATTAATTAATATGTCTGCAAATTCTTTCCATTCCTCAGATTGTACAACATCTTCTATTTTATCTACATTACTAATATGGAATTTATCTTTCATTAAAGGTTTAAATTGTTCTTCTTCATATCCCTTTTCTTGTACAGTCCAACAACACGGCATAATATAACCTTGAGAATTATATCCGTATGCTTTACCCAACCATTCTGATAAATCTTTTTGGTTTCCTTTACCAGCAAACATACCATGGTCTAAACACAAAGGTTTTAATTCTTCTGGATCTCTAGGACCAGTAAGAACGACATCACCTTCTTTCGTAAGTTTTAAATTATTTCTAGACATTTAAATTTCCAATTATTGCAAACTTTTCATTATCAAAATAATAGTCAGTATTAGTAGGTCTTAAAGGATCTTCAGGTCCGTCAAACCTCGCTGATATATTTATTTCAAATTCAATACCATTATCTTCAGCCATCTTCCTAGCTTCTTCAATATGATTCTCATTATATTTAAAAATAATAAATTGCCAACGGGTTCTAATTCCCTTACTAACACATAACTTAGCCATTTCAAATAACTTTTTTCCATCTTGATTAACTCTATGTATATGACTCTCATAAGGTAAACCATCTAAACCGAATATCCATTCACCTCTACCAAAATTATCAAAAGCTTCATTATACCATTTTACTGGTTTATGAGAAGCTGCGGTATGAACCAACATATACTTATCTTTTTCTTTTGCTATTTTTATGAAATCTATAAAGTAAGGATTGAATATAGGATCAGATATTTGACCACAACATTGTATCTCGTCAAAGTAATCTACTATTTTATGCCATTCTGGTATAGTCATATCTCTACCAGGAACAGGTCTGATATCTTTATAACTATTCTGGCGTTCACACTTAGGACACTCTAGAGTACATCTAAAGCCTATATCTATGTTTATTCTTTTTCTTGAGAAAAATTTATTTGTCAAGTCCTGATTGTTCGTCATAATTTAAACCATCATCAAAGAAGTCCAAAGTTTCAGTATATGTGTAATCATCATCATAGTCTGCCGTTGTAGGATTAGGAGTTATGGTAACTCTTTCTGATCTTGATGGACTTTCTGTACTCATCTTTGTATATAAATCAGCAGACGCCTTACGAATAACAGCACCACTTGTAATTGGACCATAAAGATATACTTTAGCAGTAAAGTTCATAGTGTATATAATTCTTCTATTAGAAGTCATATCACCATCGTAGGTATCTTCATAGTCAACACTATTTAATACAAAAGGAATATCTCTTTTAATATCCATTGTTTGACTTTCAATAAATGTAACCGTATAATCAGGTTGAAAGAAAGGTAGTATTTGCTCTATTATTTGTAGACCATCATCTGAGTTTGCTGTAAAAGAATAAAGATTAAATCCTACATTGTAAGGGACAGGAGCAAATTGTTTAAATACTTTATTATCGTCAGCACTTTTTGCTTTTTTATACTTTAGGTTTTTATTAATCTTACGACTAGGATCATAACTGATCCCAGTCATTTCAAAAGACAATCGAGGTAGAGTGATTGCAACTGAATCTTCGCTGCCAGAACCTAAAGTTGTTTGTTGTTGTAGTCTGGCTAAAAACTTTTCTCTTGGTGCATACATTAAAGGCACCCTTAAACTTGATACAGCATTACCATTAGAGTCATATCTTCTTACACCGATAGTATTAAATATAGTGCCGAAAGCGATAACTGTATTTCTTAAATGTTTATTATAAAAATATTGTCCAAACATTAGAAGTCCTTCCCGAAGTGATAATCAGTTTCACCAAATGGGTTTCGTTCACTAAAATCCAAGATATCATCTGTACTATCGCTAGTAGTGGTAACACCAGACGCAGCTTCAAATTTATGCGACTGATCTACTACTTGTTTTTCACCAAGTTCAGCAGGTGCAGTTTCCAGTAATATGAAGTTCTTATCATCAGGTATATCTGATTCCATCATAATTGAACCACTAGAAGCAGTTCCAGCTTCAAGATTAACTTGATAATCAAGCATATTAGTTGAAAGATTATCCTCAACGGCGTCAATTTCTGTATGTCCAACAGAAACTTCTTCCGAAGAATATTCCCACTTAGTACATCTAAGTTTAAAAGTAGGTAAATCGTGTACTTGGTAGAACGGTGCTTCGTGTTCTACAAATTGAATTTCAAAAAACGCATTAACTCTAGGGAACCAAACTAAGTCACCTTCATTAGGTCTTGAATCCTCAATTAAGTTATTATCTATTTCTGTTGTTTGTAACCATCTTGTTTTAGAAACAACAAGTGTAATATCATCTCTTAATTCTAAACCAAATTTTCTAATTATTTCCTGTTCGCCAGCAAACCCGTCAGTATTCTCAACATACATTTCAATAGCATAAGCATCCGTAAATTTAGAAGAAGTATCTTCCCCTAATACTGAATCCTCATTTACTACGGTTCTAGGTAAATAGTAAACATCTTGACCATAGATTTTTAATTGCTCTATGATTAAATCTTCATATAGTCTTTGTTCACTAGTTGTTCCGTGATCGAAATATACATTAGTTGGCATTTTATCCTACCATATAACTGATAGGTGTTTCAAAGGTAGATCGGATCTCTTCTTCCAGTTTACTTTTTTCCTCTAATGCCTGTGTATATATTTCAGCACCATTCATTGAAACCCCACCTAACATCTGAACACCTTGAAATTTTGATAAATTAGCTCCCCATTGTTGTTTAATTAAAGAAGTAGCATACCTCTTTAAAAAGATATCATCATAGATATCCGTATATGTAGCTGGGTCTAATTTTCTATAACATTCTATAATTATGTACTCACCCGCATTTATATCGTTTGCCCAATCCATATGAATATACAATCTATTATTATGCATATTGAAACTAATTGGTTTTTCACCTATTAAGATATGATCTAAAAAGTCTAAGTGCCTCATAGTCATTTCATAATGTAATATAGAGGTAGAAGAAAAATCATAAAGATCATTTAATCTCATTTGATATCTAATATCAAACATATTTAAATTTGATTTATCATTGAATGGAAATATGTTCATTACTGATAAAACAGCAGACGGCATTACAATATAATTAGTTTGATTTGTGAACGAATTTGATACAGAACCATCTGTACCTGTTCCAACACTTTCTGTTGCTCTTGCTCTTGTAATATCTGCGGAAGTTACCTCATATTTCATATACATTCTTTCAACACCGTCATAATGGTATTGAGCAAAGTATTGTAGTGCTTCGTCTAATCTATCATCAACCTGGTCATCATCCACATTAACTTCAATAACAGGTTTACCTAAAGCTCTTAAACAATATTCTTTGAGAGTTGCTTTTGTATTTGGCACAGCCATAAGTTATTCCTTTTTTTCTAATTCTTCTATTTTTTCAGGACTAAAACCTTGCTCAGTTAAATCATATACTCTATTAGGTTTAATCTCCACTTTATCAGCTAACTCTTTTATTGCTTCGATCAATAATGGAATTAACTTATCATACCAAACTGTTATATATTTTTCGTCTATCGGTGCTTCTGTAATTACTTCAGGTAAAACTTTTTGTACTTCCTGTGCAATTACTCCTACTTGTACTTCATCATTATCATAACCAAGTTCTTTAGCAGTTTTATTTTCTTTAAAATAAACACCTCTTAATTCTCTTACTTTATCTAACGCATTATCTATTTCACCAATAACATCTTTTAATCTTTCATCTGAATAGTAAGCAGTAATATTATTTGTTGCCCTAATCTCACCAGCAGTAGTTGATCCTGCAGTACCGACCCCCAATGAATTAACTTGAGCGTCTGAGTTAGTTGTAAATCCGCCAGTTGGTCCAGTAGGTCCAGTAGGTCCAGTTGGTCCTGTACCCCCACTTGGTCCAGTAGGTCCATCAGGTCCAGTTGGTCCAGCAGGTCCCGTTGGTCCAGCAGGTCCAGTAGGTCCCGTTGACCCATTTGATCCATCATCACCATCACTACCAGCAGGTCCAGTCGGTCCAGCAGGTCCAGCAGGTCCAGCTGGCCCAGCAGGTCCAGTTAGAGCTGCATTTGCAACCGTAATCTTTTTCATCGCTCCTGAATCAGAAGTATCTGATACCAGGATTAAATCATCTGAAGCACCACTCGTAATCGTAGGTTGATCTGTTATTACATCAATCTTCGACTTACCGGTAGCGCCATCAATAGTAAAACTTCTAGTTCTTGCCATAATATTATTCTTTCGCCTCCGTTGTGGTTACTAAAGCAACCCACCTATAAGTGTGAGAGGCAATACCTGTAACCTTAACATAAATTGTATCATTTGTTGCGTCAGCACCAACATCTGCTAACAAAGCAGTATTATCTTCACTAACTATAACCTCGTATAAAGTACCGACATCAGCAACCGTGCCAGCATTATTATCTATAACACCTTTAAAGTGATAACCAGCACCAACACCATCAGCGTCAGTTCTTCTCGCAACAACATCAACACTATACATTACAGTTGAATTAGCTGCGACTGATATTCTAGTATTACTAACACCACCTACAAAGATTTCTGTTTCAGTAGCGTTTGAAGTAGTACCTGTTAAAAGATATGTACTACTAACAGCATTTGAAGTTGCACCTGTGATACCTTCACCACCTAATGAAACTATAGCATCGCTAGAGTCTCTAACATATATTTTTTTATCGGCAGTATTAACTGCCATTTCTCCAACTACAATATCACTTGTACCTGGAACACTACTTGCGGTTTCGCTTCGCTTTGGTTTTATTACTGTCGCCATTATTTACCTTCGTGTGTAATCTTGTTAATTCATTACTTAAATTATTATTCTGTTCTTCTAATTCAGACACCTTCGCCTGTAATAAAATATTCTCACCCATAAGACTATTCAGTTTTTTTGAGTAAGCAGTTAGAACATAATTTATATTTACTTCACCCGTTATAGTTTGGGCATCTTCAAATTTTGCCATTATTAAATCACTTTCTTAATTAATTATTAAAATGTGCCTCCATCTACATCACCAAAAGCAGGAGCAGAAGCACCGTTTGAAGTCATTACTTGACCAGCAGTTCCAGCAGCAAGTACAGTTATTGCACTAGTACCGTTTGACATTAACATTCTATTTGCAGTTAAAGTATTAGCACCTGTACCACCGTTTGCAACAGGAAGTATCCCGGTTACTTTTGCAGTCAAGTCAATACTACCTGCCAACATAGCATTTGTAATACCACTTGCCTTAACTCTCATTGTATCTGAATTAATTTCTATGGAACTATCATCAACTACAGCTGCTAATGTATTACCTGTTTTTGATAATCCATCTCCAGCAGATATTTGACCAGCACCTGAGAATTGTGCAACAGTTAAATCTGTTGTTCCTACAGTTGGGTTTCCATTATGTGTAAATACATAACCATTATCAGCATTTGCAGAACCTTGGGTTACGAACACAAAAGTACCACCAGCTATCTGAGCAGAAGCATCGGCGTCTGTAGCTCTTGTTAATACAAAAGCTGCACTACCAGAACCAACAGTTGTTACCGTATAGATACCATTTTGAGCGGCGTCTGCTTGATCTTTAATTAAAACTCTATCAGCAACCGTAGTAGCAACTCCATCAATACTTAAAGCGCCATTTGCGTTTGCAGTTAATGTTGCACCAACACCACTTGAACCGTTTGCATAAGTACACGCCGCAAGAGCAGCTGCTGATCCAAGTTTAACTGAATCTTTAATATTTAATCCTGTTTTAACAGCGTCAACATACGCTTTCGTAGCACCATCTTGAGCACCAGTTGGGTCAGCGATACTAGTAATTCTATTTGCTCCAAAAGAAACAGTTTGACCAGCAGCAACTGTAAAACCACCATCAAAATCTGCACTAGGAGTAAATGTAGCAGTACCCACAACAGCGATAGCGTCTCCAGAAGCATTACCAAGATCAACTGTTCCATTTAAAGTAGTATTACCGGTTACCGTAGTATTACCGGTTACAGCAAGGTCTTGACTTAATACAACATCACCATCTGACTCAATTTGTATTGCGTCTGTATCACTTGTTGAACCAATATATCCTGAATTGCCTATTACTAAGTTTCCAGTAAATGTACCAGAAGCAGCTGTAAATGCACCATTAGTTGATAAATTTCTAAGTGTTCCTACATCTTTATTGCCATCTACTACAAGCGCTTTACTTGCAGCCGCAGTACCAGCAGTAATATCTTCTACTTGCTCAAGGTCTGTTTCTACCATTGTAGCAGAACCGATTGTAAATCCAGTACCTGTTATAACACCGCCTGCTGTAATAGTTCCTGTATTACCTATATTTCTAATACCTGAAACATCCTTACTTGCGTCTAGGACTACTGCTTTAGAAGCAGCTGCAGTACCAGCAGTTATGCCATCAATCATTTCTAATTCTGCTTCTGTTATATCAGCAGAACCAATAGAAAAACTTGTACCAATAACTGGTGTCGT